CTCCCGGGTCAGCTCCTCCAGCTTGGTGTCGGTGACGGCCTGATGCTTCTCCAGCTGTGCCCGCTGGTCAGAGCGGTTCCGGCTCCCTATCAGCCATTGGGCCAGGATGCCACACCCGCCGGTGATGAGGGCCACGATCACAGCCTCGCTCATATGACCACCACCTTCGAGTACTTCCCGCTCACCCAACCGTTTCGGTTCTTGTAGTCCACCAGGTGCCAGCCATTGATCGATTGCCCGCCATAGGGGAGCTGGGTGCCTGCGGTGACTGCCCCCAGCTTGATGGCCTTGGTGTTCGGTGCTGTCCGCACCCAGCAGGAGCCGCCCTGGATCACCACGACCTTCCGCCCGGTGGCGGGCTTCTCCGGCTCCGGCTCTGCCGGGGCGGAGTATTTGCCGTAGCTGATGCACGTCTCCGTGTGGCCCTTGGTGGCGGTCACCAGTATATCCCCGGGGCGGAGATTGTCTCCGCTCCGGGTGTACTTACTGCCGGTCAGCTCCTCAAACTGCCCGGTAGCCATCAACGCTGCCGCTTCTGTGCTGGTGTCAAAATTGCGCACATCAATCCCAGCATAGGCACAGCAGAGGCGCACCAACGCGCTACAATCCGTCTCGCATGGAGTGTCAACCTTCGACGGGTCAAATCCCACCTTCTGCGCGACATTGTATGCCGTGTTCCGCTGCCACTGGTCATACCCAAAATTGGGGTTATCACAGGCGGCCTTGGCGGCCTTGGCGATCAGGAGACCCTTTTCCGAGTCAAGCGGGCGGAACACCCGCCACCCTTTGCTGTGGACGTAGTAGGGCCGCACGGAGAGCTCGTTGCCCGTCTGGTCGCCAGCTACGCCGCCGTGGGCCTGTCCGCGCTCGTCACCGTGGGCGGATGCCAGATAGACGGCCATCTACTCCACCTCCGTCTCCTGCTCCACCGCTTCGTGCTCCAGCATTTTCCGCACAGCTTCCCGCCACCGGGCCGGAACCTCATCCAGTGTCATGATGCCTGCTATGATACGATTATAGTAAATCCTCGCCATTACATCTCACCTCCAACAATTTCAGCCAGTTCCACGATTGCGTCATCCTGCTGGGCGTATAGGTCTGCAAGCTCCACAAGCGCAGTCTCTAACTCAGCGTTGTGCTGTCTCTCCCGTGCAAGGTCGGCCCTCATATTGTCCATCTCTATCCGTTCCCGTGGACTAAGACCCCGCTTGCGATAAAAATTAGTGTCCCGGACAACCATACTTAGACATCTCCCTTCTATACCACTTTTGTAATTTATCTTTGGCACCAGTTCGGGCTGAGGGGGATTTTTCAAGTCTGCGTCCTCGTTGCCAGATGGGCGGGCCTTGAAACTGTTATTATTTTGCAGGATGGTGAGAGAGTACTTGCAAAGCCGCCGTGCGTCAATTAGCACTTTTAGCTTTTGCTTCGACCTTGCTTCTGCTGGGACACCTGACACAAAACCCCTCCTTCACGCCGCCCTTTCGGGCGGCGATTAGTGAAAATTGATTAAATAATTGCACAAGCCGGGAGAAGGCGATAGCTGAAGGACGGGTTGCCGCTGCCGTTCACGAACCCGGACGCAAGGGCAATCCACTCGTTCATGCTGCCGAGATTCGCCGAGCGACACCACCAGAGCTGCGCCGCCGTGGTGTTGTTCACAGCGTACCGTTTCATCACATCATACGTACCTGTGTTCACTTTGGTGTCACTGCCAAAAAGATCCTTGTAGTACGCCCACGGGTCGCCATCGTCAGGGGATGCGCTGCCGTTTTGCATATTCATTTCGCTTATCGAGGCCAGCCAAAATATATCATAGGTTTCGTCTATCCCGCCGCCCATATAATTCGGTTGCTTTGTGGTAACTTTAATCGGATGCAGGACGGCAACCATATCGGACGGGAGATACGACATAAAGCCCGTGACGTTTGCGGCATTGTTGGGCAATACATCGCACTCATGCTGTTTTTCGGCCCACCCAGTTCCAGCGTGGTTGAGATACTGTCGCGCCCACGACAACTTCCAGTTGTTGAGACCGTATCTGACCGGGTTGACGCTATTCCAGAGCGTTTTGTAGACGTGCGTCCAATCGCTGTATGGGATAGCATCACCCACAGACAAGGACAAAACTTGCCATGTGCTGTTGGTGTTACCAATGTAAAAATACCCGCTTTGTGCCGTCTCCTCCGTTGCAACGGTATTCTCCGCAGGATCAATAATCACGTTTTCATGCGTGGTGTACTGCATCTGGACGATCGGTACATTGCTGTATTTCGTGCCATCTTGCAGTTCTACGTCTCTAAAGTCCATAACAATCCAGATGTTTGCGTAATCGACGCCGTTGATCGTGTAGGTGGATGTGATGGTGTCGCCTACGCTCATGATTGTATTAGCCTTACCAGACTTCGCAATCTCCACAAAAGCCGCCCAACTGTCAATTTCAAGCCCTTCAAGGTATATTTTCATATAGGCGTTTGTAAGACGCAAATTTGACAAAATGTCTTTTGCTGTAGTCTCGCTCATGAGGTCGATCAAATCAGGCATTTACGACGGCCCCCTTCCAATTATTTGCCATTTCAGCAAGTGTGTCCGCAATAGCCTTGCCCGTTGTATCGGTGGTCATTGCTACCGATGCCGCTTCCTGCGTGTCCGGGTCTGTGTAGGTCAACACAACCTCCCCGGCAGCACCGGGGGCGAGAGAGTAACCGTTTAGGTCTTTACTGCTCCCGCCATCCTCAACGATCTGCCGCAACAGCCCCGTGATGGTTTTTGACTCTGCGTCAATTTCAGCCAGCGTTGCTTCGGTTGCTACATCGTCAAGCCCAACAGGGATGCCGATATTTAGCACAGGATTTTCGGGTGTCCCGGTCATGAATGCAGTAGCGTCAGAGCCAAGAGGTAGCGTAGACACTGTACCAACCGATATATCAGGTGTCGCGCCAGTATCGCCTTTTTCGCCAGTCTCACCCGTCTCGCCCTTATCGCCACGGGGGATTGTCAGGTTAAGGACGGGGTTTTCGGGTGTGCCTGTTATATTTGCGCTTGCGCTACTGCCCGCCGCCCCGGTAGTGACTGTGCCGATGGAGATGTCTGGGGTCGCACCTATGGGGCCAGTCTCGCCCTGCTGTCCCTCCGGGATGCCAAACGCCAGACTTACCGCACCCGTCTCCGGGTCAACGGTCTTTTCTACCGTTGCGGCAGAGCCGGGAGTGAGGGTGGTGGAGGAGACGGAAAGGTTCTGGATCGCTTCGGAGGCGGATTCGGCGGTCTGCGCCGCATCCGTGGCGGTTTGGGCCGCCTGCTCCGCTTCGGCCTTCAACTGCACAAAAACTTCCCGCCAGTCATCCCACGGCTCCGGGGCTTCTCCGCTCCCGTCCAGAGCATCAAAGACCTGCGTCTCGTAAATAGCCGATTTCGCAACCGTCCCGCCGTCCAGCAGAACCAATTCACAACGGCCCTTTCCGGTCTGTGTGAGTTCGGTGCTGGTGATAGTCCATTTCGCCACATTGCCCACAATCTGCAAATTTGCGATAGGATAGGCGGCAGACGCACCGGGAATCTGATTGTACAGGCCAATCACGCCATTGGGGTATTCCGCAAGCCAGAGCGTCACATCAAAGTTAATGACGGTATAGTCATTTTCGCCCAGTCGTCCCAAAGGCAAAGCATTGGAACATTGTGCGCTAACCGTTCTCATTTCTTCGCCTTATCCTTTCCGCTCTTTTTTGCTGTTTTAGGTTCCTCCGCCTTTGCGGGGGCTTCGACCTCCGCCCCGCAATCAAGACAGAAAAACCTGCAATTCGTGCATCTGATGCGCTTATGAGTACAGGCCATTTTTATTTCCTCCCTACATTACATCCCCTTTGGCGGGGCCAATACCTTCATCAGGCCATTCAGCCTTGACAGGTGTAAATTCTCGATTCCTGCGCCGGGGCAGTTCGTGGTCAGTGCAGAACTCCGCCAATTCAGCGTTTGCGCCGTCAACCTTCATCTGCTGTTTGGCTATGATAGATTCGTCCGCCCCTTGGGCTTTCATTACCGCCAAATCACGCTTTTCGTCTCGGAGTTTGCGTTCAAGTCGCCGTTGCTCCTGTGATAGGGCATAGGATTCTTCGTTGGCCTCTTCGCTTTGCGGACGGCCTTTGAGCGTGGAGAAGCCGGGAATAAAGGTCATGGGGTAATGTTTGCAGTTCACGCCAAACAGGCCCGCCGCCTCGCCGTAGCTGGTTTCGCTCTGTGCGTATACGTGTACGGTGAGGCCGTCAAGGTCTACAACCTCGCCCGTCCAGTCAGAGCGGGAAATGACCTTCCCTTGCCACGGATAGCACAAAGGCCGTGCCCCGTTGTGGCTGGAAACCTGATAGAGGTCTGCGCCGTAGGATTCAGACCTTTCCCAGATAGCCGCCCGTGCCGTGTTGAACATTGTCGTCCGAATATCCATAGCAACATAGGCTTCCGGTGTCCAATGATGCCCGCCATGATCCACAAATCCGGTGAGGTTGTTCATGACCATCTTCTGCACCGCATCGTGCATAGCCGTATTCCATGCGGAGACACCCGTGACAACTTCGCCCGCCGCAACGTTCAACGCCGATTGCGTCACCTGTATACGGTTCACCACATCCGCAACCGTTGCCTGATAGGCGGCTTGCGTGCTCTCCAACATGACCGTATTCACAAGGTTCAGTTTATCGGCGGATTGCTGGTAGTACGATTGAAATGCCTGCATCATGTTCGGAGTTACCTCCGGCGGCACAATGCCCTGTCCCTGCAAAAGCCCCTGTTCCGCCGCCTTGCGGAGGGAAGGTTCCTCCCGCTTGAGTGCGTCCACGATAGAGGATTCCAGGGCTTCCCGCAAGGCTTCATCTGCCCCGTCAAGGCTACCCGTGATAATGTCCACGGTCTCCCGTGTGACCTTGCCCATTTGAGCCAGCATTTTTGCCTGATACTCAAATAGTTCCTTGGCCTCCCGGTCGTGCCGGATGTATGGGAAGTACTTCGCAAGATTTATCAAAATCCGGTCAGTAACCGCCCCATACACTTCCGCCATTGCCCAGCTCATTTTGTCCAGAAATTCAGGGCTCATTCACCAACACCACCGAAGAGCCGAAGCTGATTCACGTCAACGGTTGATTGATTCTCCGCCTTGATGCGGTCAAGTTCCGCCTGCGCTTCCTTCTCCGTCAATCCCTGCCCATATTTCCTATCGGTCAGGAACGTAAACTTGGAGAGCAAGCCAGCGCCCACGAGCATAACGCCCTCGTTGATATTGGTCTGCCTGTCCTGCGTCACGCCATCATCAAACGTGACTTTGACCTCATAGCCGCCAGCCGCCAGACTTTCAACGCTCTGTCCGTTGAAATCCATTCCGTACAAAATCGCCACGTCAATGATATTGCGGATCATATGCTCAATTGCGGGCGCAAGCTGGTTCTGAATGGTTTTGATGGTTTTGTAGGTCTTTGAGTTTTCACTCACAACCTCCGTTGCGGTTTTGAGGCCTTGCGTCTGATCGAAGCTGAAAGCGGATGCGGAGAATCCCACCTGCAAACAGAGGATAGACAAAAAGGCGTTCAAGGCCGCAATGTGCTCTTCCACCCTCAACTCCACGCTGTTGTCCTGAATTTTCAAGTCGTTGGGGTCGTCACTCGCAAGGGCTTCATACGTTTCATCCCCAGCATCGAAATACCGCCGAACCTGACCGCTTTCAGGGTCAACAACAGTCCGCACGGCACGGGCCGGAACTATTATGCGCTTTTTGCCCAGTCTAAATTCCCGGACGAAACTATCGTAGCAAATATCAAGGGCGTGGAGCGTTTCAAGGGCATTTCCGTACACGCTCATACCCAAAGGGGAATTGTCGTCCAGGTTGTTTGCAATGGGTGTACGGAAATAGGAGAAAAGGCTTTCCACCACGGGGATCTCCGTCTCCTCATCCAGCCACGGGTACACATCAGCCAGGGGCCAGCGCACGCCCAATATATCCTGATTCTCCGCCCCGTTGGTGCCCTTCTGCATCTCCGCCCGGTAAAGCTGGTTCGTGACAACATAGGTTGCGCCGTTCCATTTGTGCCACTCCAACCGGGTGTAGTAATATCCACCCTTCGCCATGCGGGAGATAAACACACCCTCGGTCACTTTGGCGTTGTCCCATGCAGTAGGCACAAACTGATCCGCCATGCAATAGCCCAGCCGTAACGCCTCTGTGCCGGGAACCTCGTTCCCTTCCGCATCCCGGCGCACATCTCGCCACACCTTGATAGCGGAGCCGCCCAGCGCAAGAGCCTGTTCAACCAATTCCTGCATCTTCTCACCAAACGCATTGCACCGGAGAACGTCATGCACAAACTCGTTCAGCGGGTCGGGATTCGTGACCACGCCGTCCTCGTTAGTGTTCTCCGTCCAGCCGTTTGCCGATACCCTGATTTCACATTCCTCGCCCCATACCAAACTCGCCATTTCAGCACAAATGGCCTTCGCCGCATTGAGACGGTAGACTTGCCGTTCTCCCCTCGGATTGGCGACAGTCGGAGCCGGGATCAGGTGCCAGGGCTTATAGAATCCGCGATAAAGGGCTTTCCAAATGAAAATCCCGAAATTATAAAACTGATTAAAGGCGGGCACTCCGCCGATCTCGAATATGTCCTTAAATTCACGGGCGATGCCCGTCTCCGCCGCTGTCCTCTGCATGAGCCTCGCCCCCCATTTTTTGAAGCTGTCCCATATTTTCATAGCATCACCGCCACGAATCAATTAACGCCGGAATATCCCGCTCGAAGGAATACTCCATAGCATCCAGACTATCAATATTTGTCGTGCCGTTATCCAAACGCACATCCTCGGTAGGCTTCCCGCTATCCCATAGTGCGCTTTTCAATGCGTCAATGGTTTCCCGGCAATTACGAGCGACAAAAAAGCGGCCTGCACCCATGAGGATACAAGTCGCTCTGATTCTGTCATTTATCGGCCTTTTCATAGCGTTCCCGATATTCACGCCGATTC